GAAGCTGTAAAGCAAAAAAGAATACTTGAAGCTGAAGGTAAGAGAGATGCTGATATTGCTGAAGCTGTAGGTATTATAGCAAAAGGTAGAGCAGAAGCTGAGAGAGCACAGTTACTACGTGAAGCTATGTATAGTGGCGAAGCAGGAAAACGTAGAGCAGAAGTAGAGATAGCTGAAAAACAGGCAGAAAAATTGCATGGTATGTTAGATAATGTCAAAGTTATTAGTGATAAAACTCTGAATGTAATTATTGAAGGAACATTACCAAATATCTCCGTAGGCAGTAATTAAGAGACTGTCACATTATTATTCTCATATTGAGACTAGAGCACTTTAAACTCTAGTCTCAATCTTAATAAACCAAACTATGAATTTATTTACATTTCTAGACCAGATATATCAGAAGAAAAAAGATTCAGTTGTAACTGATATGTCAACAAACATTGTATTAACCAAATGGCTTAGTTTTGATGCTAGTAATTTAAAGACTTTAAAAAAGATATTAACTTATCTATTTTATATCGAACCACTACATTACTATTATTTATTATATTTTAACATTGTAAAGAAGAATAAAACACCGTTTTTAAATAAAAGTACAAAAATAGAAATTAAAGATGATAAGTTATTAAATAAAATACAATATATAATGGGTTGGTCAAACAGAGAATTATCATACAATATGGAGATTTTAACAAAGTGTATATTAATTGATAGAAAACGATGGAATAGAGAATTGGGGGTAAGTTAAAATGCCAAAAAAATCAACACAAATCGTTGCTAAATTTGATACTATTTGTCCTTGCTGTAAAAGATACATATATAAAGGAGATTTAGCAAATGCATGGAAAACAGGTAAAAATTGCAATCAATGGTATCATGTTAATTGTTATAAAAAAATACACGATGAAGTATTTATGGAAAGAGACAAAAATAGAGAATTTGTCAAAGAAAAATTGAGTCAAATGGAACTGTTTTAATTAGGAGATAAATTATGAGAAAAGAAAAAAAAGATTTTTATTACTACATTAAAAATCAGTTCATGTATGGTGGTCAGAAATATACTTTAAAAGGTAGTACTACTAGAGAATCTACTGATGATTTATTTGATGACTTCGGTAAAAATTGGCTAATAGGTACACTTGGTAAATATGTAAAAAGATTTAAAAATACTCACAGAGAGAAAGACCCTTTAAAGATAGGTACTTATATGTATATTATGTGGTTAAAAAGAGGGTTTCATATTGATGATAAAAGAAGAACTCCTATAGATACAAATCTACAAAATAAACAAGATAATTTTGATACTTTTTTAGATAGGTTTGTAGAGTTTAATATTATAGAAGATACATACACTACTCGAATTTTTAGATTGCCTTATGGTAAAGATGAATCCCTTGAGGAAAAAGTAGAGCGTGAGGACATTATTGATATAAACTCTGTTTATGATAAGTTTAAAAAAATGGCAAGTTTAGATTGGACAGATATTAAAGAGAAAGATATATTTTATGTATTTAGAAACATGAAAAACGTATGGGAAAGAAATTTCAGTCATGTGGAAGAACATGACCTTGATACTTACAATGAGGAGAAAAATGAAGGAAAAACTGATTCGTGACAATTATGAGGATAATGTCATTAGTTGGTGTTGTTACTGTAAGGAACCAATTTTAGAAGATGATGATTCTGTAAAAAAAGCAGGTAAAGATTATTGTCTATTTTGTTTCAAACAAATCAACACTTTTATTGATGACGACATCAACGAATAACTATAGAAAAATTATATTTATAGACTTTGGAATAACCATGTTTACTTCCATCTTTGCGTGGTATGCACATAAACAAATGAGCCCGTGTTATACTGCTGTAACTATGATATTAGGAGATTTGAGAAAAGTAGGGTTGAATGAAGAAGATTTAGTTATTATAGCTGCAGATAGTCCTGAGGGAAGTTGGAGAAAAGATGTTGATTCCAATTATAAAGCAAATCGTAGAGAAGCTCGTGAAAAACATGATATTAATTGGAAACAACAGTTTGCAAGTTTTGATAATTTGTTATGTAATTTAGATATGAATACACCATTTCATGTATTAAAAGCTTCAAAATTAGAAGCTGATGATATAATTGCATATGGAGTTAAAAAGTTTAAAGATAGAGAGTGTATTATAATTAGCAGCGATACTGATTATGAACAATTAGTAGCGTATGAAAATGTAAAACTATTTAGCCCTAAATCTAAACGATATAAACATATTAAAGACCCATATAAGATATTAGCTAAAAAAATTAAAAAAGAAGCGGCTGATAATTTAATTACTGAAATTGCTAATGAAGAAGATTTTGATAAAAGAAATATGATAGTAAATTTAATTAGTTTACCAGAAGTTATTGAAGAGAAAGTAGAAGATATTTTATATCTGCTACCTAAAAAAGATTGGGATTATAGAAGATTGTTTTATATGAAAAGTTTAGAAAACAGATATAAGGATATTTATAAACAAGATAAAATTGTGGATTTTAATAAAGCAAAGAAAAAAAAGAGAAAAAAGGAGAAGAAATGAAAATATTAGCTGTTGCGAGTGGAAATGGATATTTTAAAATAGGTGATACTCTAAGTAAAAGTAAATGGTATAAAACAATTAAAGTCATAGAAGCAATTAAACTTATTGATAAAGGAGATGAAGTAGAAATAACTTTTGAAGAAGATATAAATAAAGAAAAAATTTTAACATCTATTAAAAAAATAGCAAGTGCTGTTGTAGAAAAAGAAGATGTAAAACCTACTGAAGTTGTTAGTAAAGATGAAGTAGTAAATATTAATCCTCTGTTAAAAATGCCATTTGACTATATGAAACCAAAAACTCCAGTAGAGAGTGAACAAATTAAAAGATTATCTATTTTATCATCAGTTGCCACTGCTATTACAGCATTAGCAGGGCAAATAGATGAAACTACTATAATACCAAAAATGGAAGAGATATATAACAAATTTTATAAGGTGGTAAGTGTATGAGTCAAAACAGTAAAATTTTAGATAAACTCTATGATTATTTAAGATTAAAAGGTTATAAAATACCTAATAAAATAGTAACTACAACTATTATAGATTGCCCTAAATGTAAAGGGCCTGCTATGACATTACCATATTTTCCTAAAATACATTGTAATGCATGTAAAGTAAAATATGATATTGTAGAATGTGTGAGATTATTGGAAAAAGATAGAGAGAAATGTACTAACAATGAAATCTTGATTTATCTATCAGATTTATTTAAAATGAAATATGTATCTAATGAAAATTTAACTGAAGTATTAGATTTCTATTATGAAAATAATTTTGATTTATTACCTGTTAGAGTTAATAGTAAAGTGCCTGTTGAAAGAGAATGGACTACAAAAAATCACACTGAAATGATAAAGTGGAGAGATTGGTTAAGAACAAATAATAATCTAGGAGTTAAAACAGGTAGAATGAGTAATATTACTGTTATTGATTTTGATGGATTAGGAAATGATGAAAAAGATGAAATTAGAAATAATACTGCTACAGAAGAAAGAAAAAACGAGTTACTGACTAAAAAAGAAAAAAATATAAAGTCTTTAGAAGATGAAATAGGAGATTGGAAAGATATTACTATGACTGCTTATAATTTAGGCGGTTATCATTTGTTTTTTCAATATGAAGAAGATATACGCAAAACAGCTATTGATGTTGGAAGTGGGCATATTGACATTGAAAATGATGGGGGTTATGTACTATTATACCCTTCAACTTTAAACAGTGATGTGCGAGAATGTCCTAAATTAAAACCTATTATTAAAATGCCAGATAAATTAAAACAATTTCTTTTATCTAAAAATGCAGGAAAAGTAAAAATAACAAATCCAAATGAAACATTAGAAAATGATATTAAAACAGAAAATTTTAATTTAGATTTAATAGAAGAAGGAAATAGGCATAATGTATTCATGCATTTAGGTGGTGTATTAAGAAAAAAATTGAATGCACAAAATACTGAATTTGTATTAAATATATTAAATAAACATCTTTGTAAACCACCATTACCTAGAAGAGAATTTATAAATGTTATTGGAAGTTTAGATAAATATATTAATGTAGATGAAAAAGATTTAGCTGATAAAATAATAAAGTATTTAAGAATGGTAGAAGAAGCAACGAGTAGAGATTTAAAGGAAATAGTAGGTGAGAGTAAAGAAAGAGTTGATAGTGCATTAAGTTATTTAGTTAAAGAAAGTTACATATTAAAAAGAGGAAAAGGAAACTCAAAATATTACCAGATACTAAAGCACGCTAATTGGAAAGATACTTTTCCACCCGATACTAATAGTTTGGGTTTCGAGATTCCATTTTTCAATAAAACAGCTAGACTTTGTTGGGGTGATATGATATTATTAGGCTCTAGAGCAAAATGGGGTAAAACTACAATCTCTGTAAATTTCTTAAAATCATTTATAGAGCAAGATATTAAACCTTATTATATCTCTTTAGAGGCGGGCAGTAGATTTATAGATACTGCCAGAGTTTTAGGAATAAATGAAGGAGATTTTTGGTGGGATTTTCAATCAGACGCTACTAAAATAGAGTTAGAACCTAATGCTGTTACTATTATAGATTGGTTAATGATAGAAGATAAGAGCCAAACTGATAATATAATGAAACATTTTATTGAGCAATTATATAAAACTAATGGGTTTCTTATTATATTTCAACAGTTAAAAGTAAGTGGAGAATGGTTTGCTCCTAACATGGTTAATCAATTTCCTTCAATGTCTGCTAGATATTTATATGATGATGAAACAGATGGTACTTACGGAAGATGGGAAATAGATGTTATTAGAGAACCATTAGCAAATGCGAAAACAGCACAAATACCTTGTGTGTATAACCAAGAAGAACGCAGATTAAACATAAAAGAGCAGGGTTGGAAGGATATGTAATGGAAAAATTTAAATTTTTAGATTATGTAAAAATAATAGATGGTTTCTATGTAGGGTATAATGGTAGATTATTAGAAAAAACTCAGAGTAGTTTTCTTGTAGAGCTTGAAACATATGATAGGTGGGGGCTCTATAAAGTTTGGATAGATGAGGCATATATTGAAAGACGGGATAAAGAAAATGCCATACATTAAAAATGAAGATAGAAAGAGATTTAACAAGCTTTTTGCTGAATTACTTGATGGGTTAAGTGTAGGAGAGTTAAATTTTTTAATTACATCTATATGTAACAGGTATTTATCTTTTACAGGAGAGAGCTATCAAACATATAATGATATTGTAGGTGCTTTAGAGTGTGCTAAATTAGAAATGTATAGACGTAAAATAGCAGATTATGAGGATAAGAAATGTTGGGATAATGGAGATGTTTATCAATGAATAAACCTTTAAGCAACATTATGGGTTATGAAGAAGTTATAGGCTGTAGATGGTTTGGAAAGTGGCATTTTTATACTGATTACTGGAAAAAAATTCATAAGACATTTACTAATGATGAAATAAATATACTAATGCTTGATTGTGCAGATAAAAAATTAAATAAAAAATATGATAAAAGAAAAAAGGAGATGGGGTTAGAATATGGAAACTAATAAACAAATATGTTTTTGTTGTAAGAAAGAAGCAGAATGTATTAAAATAGATGATAGGTTTGTTTGTGAAAAATGTAACAATGTAAAAAAGGAGAAATAATGTCTAAAGAAGATAGTAAGTATTGTGTTATTATAGGGAGCAGAAGCAACTCAGGCTTTGTATATTGTGATAAATTAGAACAGGTAGATGACACTTATATATTATCAAAGATAAATTTCAGCTTTGTTGAGCCAACTTCAAAAGAAATTATAATCCCTAAACACATGGCTGTTGTTTATGTTTTAAAATGAGGTGAAAAATGAAAAAGATAACACATAATTATATTTGTGAAAAATGTAACAATAACAGGTTTAAAACCAAAATAAAAGGTGAGGCATACACTTGTAGAAAATGTGGACATACTACAAAAGAACATAAAAAAGAGGCATAAAAATGTTAGAACGAAAAAGTGTAAATATTCAATTAAATAAAGATTATAAAATAGTTTCTGATACCAATCAATGGACATTACAAGAGCGTTCATTGACAAGTAAAAAGAAAGAAGTTTGGAACAATAAATATTATTATAGTACATTATCAGTGCTATTACAAGATGTTTTAAGTATAAGTCAAAGAGGGTCAGGAGCAACAAGCATTGATGAGTTAATTGAATTAACTGAAAATATTAGATTAGAGTTAAAAGAGTTATTAAAACCTTTAGAAGAAGCTAAAGTATTATTTTAATAGGGAGGATTAAATGTTTTATTGTTATCTAGCAGGATATATTAGTGGGAATAAACTACAGGAATGTACTGAGTGGCGTAAGAAAATTAGAGAGTATTACAATAACTGGAAAGGCAAAGAGACATATCCAATTTCTTGGCTTGACCCCTTAAATGGCGAGCTAGAAAAAATGTCAGCTGATGGGTTATCTTGTAGTTTACCAGGAAAGGCTTTAGTGCATAGAGACCATAGTAGTGTTAGAATCTCTAATTTAATTATAGCTAATTTAGATACTTTTGGAGAACAAAGACCTTTAACAGGTACTGTTTATGAGTTAGCATGGGCTTGGATGTATAAAACTCCAGTGATAGTTATTTCTACTGAAAAACATTATGTAAAACATCCATTTATTATAGATACTGCAAGTATAATAGTAAGTTCTGTAGATGAATTATTAGAGGATAAGTACATTAATTACATATATAAGGGATTAGTAACTGCAAACTATTAAAATGAAGTTAGTAATAATTAGCGACACTCATAGTACTTATAGAGATTTAATATTGCCTGGAGGTGATGTATTAATTCATGCTGGTGATATAGACACTTATCATGGGGAGTCTGTATTTAATGATTTTAATAATTGGATAGAGTCTTTAGATTATAAACATAAAATTGTTATAGCTGGAAATCATGATAAATATATATTTGAAAATCCTAATTGTGTTAAAGATGCACCTTATATTTATTTAGAAAATAGTGGAGTAACAATAGAGGGAGTTAATTTTTATGGTTCTCCAGTATCTCCAAAATTTGGACATTGGTATTTTATGAGAGAAAGAGGAGATGAGAGTGCTAAAGTGTGGAATAAAATACCTGATAATACAGATGTATTAATTACTCATGGACCACCTTATGATATTTTAGATGAGACTGCTTTTAAATCAAAAGTAGGTTGTTATGACTTACTACATAAGATATTAAAAGTGCAGCCTAAGTATCATATATTTGGACATATACATGAAGCTTATGGAATAAAGAAAAAGGAAAACACTACATTTATTAATGCAAGTGTTGTAGATTTTCGTTATAACTTAACAAATAAACCAATTGAGGTGAAAATATGAAACTGATAGATGAATACATTTCTAAGAAAAAGAATTTTGAAACGTTAGAAGCTAAATTATGAAAAGAGTTTAAATCTTCTATAGAAGATAAAAATATTATTATTGATATAAGAGAAGATTATATAGTGAAAGGAACATATATAATAGCTATAAGAAATGGTGGTTTTTCTAGTGTTAGTATTCCGATAAAAGATTGGGAACAAGTTAAATCTATTGTTGATAAAATGTTAAATAGTTAAATGAGAAAGAAAAAAACAAAAGAAAATAAATTTATGCAAGTCATCAACGACACTGTTGAAGAAAAGAGAATATGTATAAAATTATTGGTTGCTTTTTATAAACAACATCCTAATTTATATAATGATGTTTTTTACAATACTTTAACAGAAAAAGAAGTAGAATTTTTACAAGACATGCAGGATAATTTTATAGAAAATACTTTAGAAGAAATAATAGAAGAAGATGAAAAAGAAAAAAAGAGATTATAAAAAATGGGCAAGAAAGTGGATGAAGCCTGGAAGTGTACAGATTCCACCTGATAAAATAAGTGGTATTGGAGAAGGTAAACCAAATATTTGTGATATTTGTAAAAGAGAAGTAGTTAAAACAATTAGTGAAGTGATAGATAATAAATTAATTACTAGATGTGTAAAATGTAAAAGTGATAATAAAGTAGGTGTAGAATGAGAAATACAGATACTCCAGTAAATGGTAAAAGATATAGAAAAAATTATGATGCTATCGATTGGCATAAAGATGAAGATGCAGTCAAAATTAAAATAATTACTTCCGATAATAAAGATGTTACAATACATAAAGTAGGGGTATGTAAAGAGTGTCAATGTGCTAATCCAGTTGTAGTAGATAACATTGGTGCAATAGGTGATAGAGGTTTTTTAATCTGTCAATGTGGTAGAAAAATTCATTATGATGTAGATTACTGGAAAAAACATAATATTAAACAACCATTACAAGAAAAGCAAAAATAAGCATTTCTAGCGATGTTTTTAAAAAAGACATGTATTGCTACTACTTTTACAAAAAAGTAGCTCTACAGTGTTTATATGAGCTTAAAACAGCATATTTTTAGAGTATTGTAAGCTATTTTGAGTTAAAAAAAGAAAAAAAGCTTTGAGAAAATAACTTTTTATGATATAATAGATTATAGCAAATTTAAAAATGAAAGCAAATAAACAAACAATTCAGAAGCCATTATTTGAACAAGCAAAAATTCTTTCTTTTTGGGAGAAAGAATGGAAAGATATGCCAGAATTCATTCAGAAAGATTTAGCACCATATGCTACAATACAGATTAATTTTGTAGATGATGAGGATAGACTAAAATTTTTTAAACTGATTAATCAAAAATGCACATCTAAAACATTGAGTGTTTGGTATCCAAAAGATGATAGAGAAAAACCATCAAATTTTTTATATGTGGACGAAAATTAAATGAATCTTCCAATCACACCAAAATCTCATATTTTTGTTCATTTCGCTACAAAAGAAGATTTGATTGAGTTTTCAAATTTAATTGAACAAAGAATAAGTCATAACACAAATTGTATTTGGTACCCTCAACTTACAATTGAAGAATATAATAAACTTTTTAATAATGAATTTAAAACATGATACTTATTAATAAAAAACCAAAGGAGTTAGAAAAGTTATTTCTTAGAAAATATGGAGAGTTGTTTCCTAATATTGATTTGGACTATGCTAAAGAATTAATCAAAGAAGTAAAAAAAGATTATACTAATG